TCCTTTTTTGCGCCGCGATAGTTGATCTGCCTGCCCATAGCCACCAGGACAGCGGCTGGCATCCTCCAGCGCCAATCCTGCCGGTCATAGCGGTAAACCAGCAGCGGCCATTTGTCGGCGGCTCTAGCAGCCTTGCAGACCTGGTCCCACCAGGCAGGTCGGGCTTGCACGCCTTTGGCAAAGCGCTTGACCTCTATGACCGCCGGAAAGTCCATATCGGCGCAAAGCAGATCACCACGATCCGCTGAGCGGTACTGTTCCAGATCGCGCTTGAACGTCAGGCCCAGCTCATCGAACAGGATTGCCGCCACCTCGCGCTCTGCTGAGCTGCCTTTCGCCCTAGAATTAACCATCCTTTTTGGCCTCCCGATCCATTATTTTGATGCGCCGGTTGGCCTCTTTCTCCAGCATTTCATCGATCAAGGCGTTGATTGACCGGTGTGCAGACGCATCAAAGATGGCCAGCAGCTTGCTGTAAGTGCTTGATCTTAAACGCAAATGAACCTGTTTAGTGACAGCCATAAACTTTTTTCCAAAATAATGTCGTTTTTCGCTTGTACCACAGTGGTATGCGTTGTAAAGTCTACAAACGTTGATAAACAAGGGAGACAGACAGATGACCAAGATCAAACTTAAAAAATTGAAATCAGTTCAATATTGGATGGGCAACGCTGAGTGGACTGTTGTTGGCGCAGAACATATAAAAATCCGCGCTGTCGGCAGCCGCTGGTATGCCGAGCATCATGAGGGTGACAAATATGTCGGCATCATTGCCAAAGCCTATTCACGCAGCGAGCTTGTCGCTGACCTGACAACCAAACTGGCGGCGGCCTAACGGCCCCGCCCCATAGGGAGGTTTTCATGCTTACACTTAACTCAGTCAATCACGGCACCGCCAAACGGGACAAGAACCGCTTTTGCGGCCCCGCCGTTATCAGCGCCCTGACCGGCATCACCACCGCCGAGGCTGCACGCCGCATCCGCAAGCATACTGGCCGCCGTCAGATCACCGGCACTTGGGGCGATGAGATCAAGCCTGTGTTTGCCGATCTTGGCATCCGCATGACGCCAGCCCGGATTGACGACAGAGACGGGCGTCTGAGGCTTGACCTACTGCTAGAAATGCTTGACGTAAAAGACCAGCGCCGTCATCAGCATAACCAGCGCGGCAGCGGCATGACGTTTGCCGCTTGGCTGAAAGCCACTGAAGGTGAGCGCAGCGGCGACCAGGTGTTTCTGCTTTCATCCGGGCATCACTGGGTTTTGGTGCAGCGCGACAGCTTTGTGTGCGGCCTGACCGGCGATGTCGTCAGCGTTGACGACCCCAAGGTCAAACGCCGCGCCCGCGTGTCAGGCTTCTGGCTTATGGATCAGATTAACAATCAGCAGGCGGCGGCTTAACAGCCCCGCCCCAACAAAGGGAGACAGACAGATGACCAAACAAGAGCAAATCATCAAGTGGATTGAGGAAGACGCCGCAGACATTGGCGCTGTGGTTACCATTGAGCGGTCGATGTACGGCTCTGCATTTATCAATGTTGAGACTGACGATGCATTGATGTTCGTCACGGTCGGTCCACGGGGCGGATATAAATTCTTCTACACCCGTGAGCCGCTTGGCAGCGGCGACAGCCGCCAGCGCGGCATCAGGAATTGGCTTGTTTGGGAATTCTTCAAGACGGTCAAGCGCCAGCGCGACCTCATCAACCAACAGGCGGCGGCTTAACAGCCCCGCCCCAACAAAGGGAGATCATAATGCGTTACTTAATCCCATCAATCGCAATCCTGGCATCGGCGTGTTCCTACACCCCGGTGGCAGACTTGCGGGTCAGCGGTGATAAGGCTCAGCTCTATCAGCGCGACCTAACTGAGTGCCAGCAGCTGGTCGATCAGTCGCTGGGTTTCATGCAATACGATCACAACGGCTTGAGGCTCAATGAGTGCTTGCGTGGACGTGGTCACAGCATCATAGGAGGATAATATGCGAGAGAACATGACAGATTTCATCGGCATGATCATCTTGATCAGCCTAGTCATTGTGTTCGGCACCAATGCCGTCACAGATAACTGGAATATGTGGGCCTTGATGGCTCGCTTTGGAGGATAACATGCAGAAATTTATCATCACCTTGGAGTGCAAAGACAAAGTATCACTGGCAGATTTGATTGATCTGGGCCTGGAGAGGCACGCCACAATCGTCAAGATCAATGCGGCAACGCCTGCAATTGAGGAGCCAACGCCAGCCCTTATCGTTGCGCCAGAAAAAGAGCCGGAGAAAATCAAACCCCAGGCTCGCAAAAAGCCAAAGCCCTACACCCAAAAGATCAAAGCATATGACCTTTATGATTTTGCTTTGCAGGTTTACGGCTATGAGGACAAGCCTTTCACATCCAGAGACCTCAAGGCTCAATGGGCATCCTGGGGCCGCCAGGGATCAAACTCAATCTCCAGCCACCTGACACGATTTGAGGCAGTCGGCTTAATCAAAAAAGTTGGCGGCAACCCAAAGGTCGGATGGCATTGGCTGGTGATTAAAAAGGTCAACCGGCGCGAGCTTGATAAGCTCTATGCGTCCAAATCTTTCAACGCAACAGCTCGTCAGAAACTGGCTAGAAAATTTGGGAGGGCGATATAATGTTAGATGAACGCTTGAAATTGCTCGTTGATTTGGTGAGCATGATGGACCAAAAGGTCATCAAAGGCGGGAAAACTGATCCTGATTTTCATCGGCTGCTGGCTGCTATGCGAATGGGCATTGATCATTTCGCATACGAAATGGACGAAAAAGACAAAAAACTAGCGAACGCTTTGAGGGCGAAAGACAGCATAGAAACAGCAACTAAATCTGTGTTGGAAGAAAATAAAAAGCTCATCGAAAAAGTGCATAAACTCACACAAGGAGAAAGCTAATGGTCGGCAAACTGACAAGAGACGATGAGCTGTCCGCCAGCCGCATCCCGGTCCTGGCCAACGCCTCACCTTACCAGACGCCCAATGAGCTGCTGGCTGAGATGATCGGCATCGATGAGGGAAAGCCAGCCACCAGGCTGGATCAGAACGATGCGATGCTATTTGGCGACCTGACTGAGGACACGATCCTTGACCAGGCTGCCAAGCGCCTGCAACTAAGCGATCTGCGTCTGAATTTCCACAGCGCATTTCACCATCCAACCCTGCCATTTGCGGCATCGCTGGACGGCACCGCAATCGGAGACCGGCAATGGGCTGCTGATCCGGCCAAGGGCATATACACGCCCCAAGGGACCGCAATGGTGGACCTGGTCGGTCAGGGCGTCCTGGAGGCCAAGCTAACCTCAGCGCCGCCAGAGAGCGTGCCAGCGCCGCATAGGGGCGCACCGTGGCAGCTACAGAGCCAGATGATGTGTACCGGCCTTAAATGGGGCGTTGTGGCGGTCCTTTACACATCTCCCATCGAGCTGCGCCTGTTTTTGTACCAAGCCGATCCGGCAATCCAGACCCGCATTGCCAGCATGATCCAAGACTTTGAGGATCGGCGCAGGGAGAGGCGCTGGTATCCAATCCTCACCCCAGAGGATGGCGCAGTCGCCCACAGCCGGTCTAACCCGGATCACCCGCCAGTTGAGCTGGCAAGTGAGGACGCCCGGCAATGGCTGGATCAACTGGTGACCGCCAAGAAAAACAAGGCCATCGCGGATCAGGAAATCGGCGAGGCCAGTGCCGCGATTATGGAGATTATGGGCGAGGCTGAGCTGGCCACCGGCACAGTCGGCAACACCCAATATCAGATCAAGTGGCCAACCCGCAAAACCAAGGCGCAGCCGGAGAAAACAGTACCGGCCAAGCCAGCAACCGCCAATCGGCAAAAAACCCTCACCATAAAGGAGATATACTAATGTTAGAGCTTACACCCGCCGAGCGCCGCGTTTACGATGCGCTTGATACATTCCAGCGCAAAAATGGATACACGCCGTCAGTGCGCGTCTTGGCCGATCAATTAGACCGGCATTTCACCGGGGTCAGCAGAATGATAAATGCCCTGGTGGACAAAAATGCGGCTAGACGCATCAGCGACAGATCGATAGAATTGTTGCCGTTACGTTAAAGCAACGTTTCCTCCCAAACTTGCCCCGGCCTTAGTGCCGGGGTCTTTTTATTTGGTGAGGCCTTTGACCTTTTCCACAGTCCTGAGACCGCCCAGGCCAAGCATCCCAAGCAGCACAGTCATCAGGCTGTCCATATCAAAGACTGGCAGATCAGGGACATAAATCTCAAACGCGCTACAGATAAACAACGTCATCGGCGCAAGCACAAAATGCCAGGCCATTGCAAAACTCAAGCACCAGCCCAGGAACGGCCGCCAGCCAGCCACAAAGATTGAGCGATGCTGCGCCTCAGCCTTGTTGATCTCTAGCTGCCCCTTAGCAAGCTCTTGCGCGTGGGTTTGCGCCATTGTGGCAACCTGATGCGCGAGCTTGGCCTTTTGATCCTTGTCCTCAATAAATTTATCTAGCAGCCCGGTCACCGGCCCAATCAATGCCTGGATCATGATTTGCCCTCCGCATTTACAAATATCCCAAAGCAGCCGGTGGCAGCGCCCACAATGGTGCTGACAAATGCTGCCTGCTGCGTTGTGGCGTCAGCGCCCAACTCCATAAACCAACTGCAAACGTTCCAGCTCATCAGCATAAAGCAGGCCATCATGAGTCGGATCAGCAGTTTCCATTTTAGGATGCGCTCCATCGTTAACTCAGCCATCTGCAAGCCCCCTCAGCCGCTTTATTAAACGTCCCGCCCTATTCGGCACCTGACTATGCCAGCGGCTATCAGCGGCCTCCAGAGCGGCCCTTTGCCAGTCTTGAGCCTCTACAGCAGCCCGGAAATTGACAAACTTGGACAAACGACTACGCCCCAGATTAAAAGCCATATTCGCGCAGATTAACTTGGCCTCCTCCGGGAGCTGATCCCAGTTGTCAAATAAGGCCCGGCAATCCTCAATCGTTACCGTCACATCCAGGGCAAACAACTGGCGCACCCGCTCCTCAGAGACCGGCGTGCCAACTGGCTGTCCGTATTCTTCATCCTCTTTGCGTATAAGATGGCCCACGCCGCAAGTGGGCAGTGCTAAATGATCGAGATAAATCTCATACACAACCCCCTCATCAGCGGCCAACTCTTCTCGCAGTTGATCTATGTTCATTTTACCCTCTCCTGCACAATTTGCACCGCCCGATCCCAGGTATCTTGTTCCAGGCGCGGCGTAGTGGCAAACGACAC